GCACCACGATTAGAGCTAGTGCTTCCGCCGCCGCCGCCACCTGCAACTACTAAATAATCCACCGTAATTTTGCGTGGATAATTTTGACTAGCGACTATGCCTAAAACCGGAGACATTAGGAGATATCACCGATCACGGTAAAGGTATTAGATGCAGTACAGATAACCGTTGCAGCTGAATAACGTGCTCGCAAAACCGGTGCAGACGAGGTAGCACCTGTTGAGGTAATAGTTACCCCTGCTCCTTGAGCAAAAGATGTAAGGCCCACGCCAATACTTTGTACGTTAATCTGCTCGCCGGCACTAAATACGCTAGGCGGAATAGTTACGGTTACCGCTGAGGCGTTAGATGTAGTAACTAATTTATTAGAGGCATCTGCCGCTACGAGAGTATACGTCGTACCTGTTTGAGCATTAAAACTTAAAGTAGTTGCAGCTTTACTATCAAAACCAATAGTTACGGTGCCACTTGTACCGCCTCCGGTAATCGGGCTAGTAACACTAACTCCCTCGATGTCACCGGTAGCACCTGAGGCTACCCACGCTGCACCGTCGTAATACCATAAAGAGTTATTATCTTTTGTAAATGCAAACTGACCCTCGGCCGGTGCGGTGATAGCTGCATCTCGAGCCGTAGCGTTTGTAAATACGTTAATACCTTGCATGAGGTAGCCGTTTACGTCACCGGCGGTTAATACCTCACCTGTTGTAAAGGTCTTAAAACCCTGACCAGCTGCCATCTCTTGCTCCTTAGTAAGCTAACACGGAGGTACCGAGCACTCCGTATAGTGTTGAGTCTAATATAAAGCCGTCGATAATCGGCTCTAGTGTTGTAAATGTCGTTTTCCATGAGTTAGGCGTAACGCGATGAGTAACGCCAAATACTTGTAGTGTCTGTTGTAATGTCGAGTTACCAGGCTGATTAGTCGTAATCTCTACAGGATCGAAAAAATCTAGATTAAGGGCTGCGATAATGCCGGCGTTATAGTCCGGCGTGTAAAGATCGAGCTCGATAGCATCGCAGCGAGTACGAGTATCTTTACGGCTAGCTACGTAGGCCCGTGCGTAATCGAGCGCCGCTTGGTCTGTCTCCATTACTAAATTAGTTTGGTTATATGAGTGGATAAAATACTCATCGATAGAGGCTTGATCTTGAGCGATCTGAGCCGTACCGCCTATCTTGGTAATAGATGCAGAGTTATAAACCTGAGTATCGTCTAAGCGCCAAATGGCATTAAAGTAGGTAATCTCGCTACCGTCATCGTTAAACACTACAGGCGGGAAAGCCTGAGAGTCGATACAAAAGGCGCGATCGTGTAGCTCTACCGATCCTCGAGCATTGATATACAAAGCGCCGTATTCGGATATTGTCGCGGTCTGTAGAGCTTGTAGCGCGGTACGCGGTGTGCCCGGGTCCGCTTGGAAAATGGTGTCTCCGTATTGGATCTCTCGCATAGATGGAGGCCAAGCGATCTCGTCGAGGATAGCGTTTACGCGCTCGCCCGGTAGGTCGCCCGCCTCAGCTAAGGTAACCGTAGAGATCTGACTATTTTGGAAAAGTCTAAAAGCATCGACGGCGGTAATGGTTGTATAAACTACATCTGTAGCCATCTTAGGCGTAGTAGTTGTATAGCTAGTAATAAAGCCGCTAAAGATCGGATACTCGGTACCGCCATAGGTAGCCGTAATTTGTACCTTACGTAGAGGTGTAAGTAAGCCGTAATAAGGTCCCGCCGGATTTTGCGGGTTAAAGTCGCCATTTTGATCGACGATCCGCAGAGTTAGCGTACCTGTTTGGAAAACGTCTGCCTGAGCATTACGCCCGCGCATAGTTGTAATACCGTCTACCTGATCGGATACATCGACGATCAAGGCCTCCTCGTCTGCAAGGACGTTAGTACCAAGGATGCCGGTATCTAGGATCATAGCTTGAGCAAAAGCTGGGCCCGTGGAAAAATTGATAATAGCGTTAATTACCGGGACGGTCATAGGATGCCCGCCGTAGTAAGTGGATCTCCACCGCGGTTAAGGCGTTGGATCGTATCTTGTACTAGGACTACAAACTCATCCTGTTGAGCAATTACCCCAGCATTAAAATTAAGGTTATAGGTAGCCGCTGCCTGAGCTGCATAACGAGCTCCACTTGCCGCAGCTGCGACCGATAGCCCGGCCTCGCGGCCTTGAGTAAATGAGCCCTGAGCTATTGCATCTGTTAGCGAGATCTTAGCTAGTGACTTCTCATAAGCATCTTGCCCTTGAGCTGCATAACGTAGCCCTGAGATCTGGGCAGGTGTAAGAGCGGTCGGTACGCTTGTAGGCTCTTTAGCTAGTGCCGCCTCAGCTTGAGCCGGTGACATTTTCTCAATCGTCGCGGTGTTAGCGCTTGGACCTGTACCGGCTTTGTTAAGTAAATTAATATAAGTCTGTAGAGCAGATAGGCGCGCATCGTCCGCTTTTTTCTGAGCCGCGGCCACTCGATCGATCATAGATAGCTCGGCTTGCTCGCGTAGTAATACCTGTGTCTTTAGAGCGTTAGTCGTATTGCTCTGAGATGCAAGGCGCGCGATCTCGGTTAATTGGATCTGTGTACGCTCTGAGTATTGCTCTTTAGCGGCTAGCTGACCAGCTGCCTCGATAGCGGCGTTATACTTCTTAAACGCCTCCTCACGTGCTAGCTCTTTATCGCCCTCGGCCATCTTTGATTTATTGATAACGTCAAGCTCTGTTAGGAGTCGAGTATTAAGCTCGTTAAGAGTTGCCTCGCCGATCTGTTTAATACCGGCTAGCTTTTCTAAATCCGCGTTTTTCTGAAACGCTGCGAGCTCGCCGATCTTACGTAGAGCTAGATCACCGTTATCCTCCTCGATAGCCTGTAAAGCCTCGAGGCGTAGGATCGTCTCTTTATCGTAGGTAGAGCGTAGAGCTGCGGCGATGGAGATACGGTTAGTGTCAAACGCTGCCGCTGCCTTTGATAACGAAAGTTTATTTTTTTCAGCAAGAGCCGATTTTTTCTGTAGAGCTAGTAACTCTTTAGCGCGCTTAGCGGCCTCAGCCTCAGCCTTGGCACGTGCCTTAGCATCTGCCTTTTGTGTATCTTGTCCTAATACCGATAGCGAGCGATTACCAAACCCGCCGGGTATCTTGCCCTCTTTTAGCCCGTAATACTGTTGCAGGATCTCGCCGGCTTTGAGTCCTACCGTGGCATCGATAAGCCCTGCAATAGCGCTACTTAAAGTATCGATTTTAGAAATTGTGTCGTCGATAGTCTTGCCACCGGATAAAGCGGTAAGAGCATCGAGTAAAGATTTACCTATTTTCTCGCTTGCATTTTCTGAGGCTATAGCGAGTTTATTCATCGAGCCTACGTAGCTATCTGCTGCTACCTTAGCTTGTCCTGCAAATAACACCTGTAAACGCTTTTGTACTGTCTCAAAATCTGAGGATGCTAGCTCGGCTTGGGTGAGGCCAAGGTTAAGAGATCGTAAGCCCTTAAAATTGCCTACGTAGGCTTGGCTTAATTTTTCGCTTGTACTTGCTAGATCTGCCCCGGTCCCGGCGGATACATCCATAGCAAGGTTTAGTAACTCTTGGCTCTTAGTTACCGAGCCTGTTACCTGTAATAGCTTGAGCATAGCCGGTTGTAATTGATCGCGATTAACGCCGGTAGCAGCCTCGAGCTTGTCTATAAATTGATCGATCTCAGGAGTAGCAAAGGCTAAGCCTAGATTACGTACGGCGGTAGTTAATTGCGCTACCTCTAACTGTTGAGAGGCAAAAGCCCTCACCGCGTTTTTACTGTATTGAGCTAAAGCGGTAACGCTAAAGGCCACGCCAAAAGCTTTAGCGAGGCTCTTTACGTTTTTCTCAAAACCTTTGATTTGTTTCTCGCCTTTAGATAAGGCTTTACCGTCAAAGGTAGTTACGGCATTTACATAAAGATCAGGTAATTTAGCCATTATGCCGCCTTATCGTAACGGCCTTGGTTAAAGGCGGCTATCGTATTTTGTATAGCTTTTACTACCGCAGCTTGAGCCTTGCCCTGATCCTCTGCCCAAGCTCTAAAGATCATACGTCCGCGGCTATTACCCTCACCGTAGAGAGGACCCATACGGCTAATAAAATTAGCACCCGCTTTAGGGTTATTAGATCTGCTCTTAGGATCTCCACCCGGATTTTTACGACCGGCGGTTTCATAGATAGCGCCACTAGCTGAGGCGTTAGCTACGATGTATCGAGAGCTCCACCCGTTACGGTTACGCTTGCTTGGCGCTGCGGTGTAATAAATACCTTTACGTACTACCTCAGCTTGATAAAGTGGAAAACGTCGTAAACGTCCCTCACTATTAAAAGTCCTAAATGCAGAGTTACGGGCCGTAATCTTTCGAGTGTATTTACCCTCGTCCCAGTTATACAGGCCACCCGGCGCGGCGGTAGGAGCGTACTCTCTAGCCTTGTCGCGTATCGGGATCATCACGCCTTTGATCTCTTTATTCATCTCTTTTAGTAGCTCGGGATCTACTTTACGCATCGCGCGTAGAGTCTCTTTAACGCCGTCTAGCTTTACCGACATTTTTAGACTCCTCCGCTTGCTCGTTTAATACTCTTATTAACATCTTAAACATCTCGGGCTCGAGATCTAGTACCGCTTGAGGCGGGATCCCTAACCGTATTGATAGTAGCGCTACCAAATAGGTTAGAGAGTCCCGCCCTAGCTTAAAGGCTCGTCGTCTAATACCTCGACTCGAGAGAGACCATCTAAAAACTCGGCGCCAAAAGTTTTAACGGTTTCGCCGGATGTGCGTAAACACTCCCACGCTAACCAATATAAATCGCTTTGCTTTTCATCGTCTCTAAAGGCTTTGTGAAAACCTTTTTTTGCAAAGAGCTCAAAGGCATACTCAATACGTGGAGTAATCTGATGCTCAGTTACTTCGCCGGTAGCCCTTGTTATTTTGAGTCGTGCCATTTGTTGCCCCTTTGTTAGTTGGTTATACCGTTGTATCTACAACGATAGGAGAGTTACAGGTAAACGTAATGCTCTGAGTAGAGATATCGCCTACCGCGCCGTTAATATCAGTAGTGTTATTTACTAATACTGTTGTCTGATATTCAGGGTTAGTAGCTGCAATAGCTCCGGATGTCTGCTTAAGTGTTAGCGGTACTGTTGTACCCCATGCAGCTTGCAGAGTCTGTAGTACTTCACCGGTAGCGGTGTCGTTTAGAAAATCTAGAGTAATCGTCGATGTCTCTAGGCCCTTAGTAAACTTACGGGATGAGTCTCCCATCGCGGTTACTTCGAGCTCCTCAAATACGCGGTTAATTGTCGCGCTAGTTACGTGATCTGAGAGATCGACCGAGTTAAGGGTTACGACCACTCCATTACTTAGAAAAATGGCCATGGGCCTATTCCTCGCTTTCGGTTGTTGTAGGTGTTGTTTCGGTTTTTACTTTTGCTACCTTGACCGGTGCCGGCTCGTCTGTGAGCTGCCCGATCTTTCGCAAAAACTTTAGGTCGTCCTCTGTATATGCCATTAGTTACTCCCAGCTGCTTAGTATTGAGATATTTACATCTACGGTTAAAAGGTCGCCGCTCTGTACGGTTAAAACACTTGGAGCGCTAACGCTGCCAATATTCATTACGATCGATGAGGCCGCTAGCTTATTAATGACGGCTACTACCATCGTCTCGATGCCTTGTAGGTTGCCTTGGTTATCGTACATAGGCACGTTACAAATAATGCGAAAATTAGCCATAGGCGAAATTGATACATACTCGTTATTGCTTGGAGTGATGTAAGGATCTGCCGGAGATACGATCACGGAGTTAGCGGTAATAGTTGGAGGCGGATACGCGTACGTATTCCAAACATTTGTATTAGCTAACGCCTGAGCTAGTGAGGCGCGTAGTGTTGTAATGGCCGCGGTCATCTTGCTACCCGATCATCGTTAAAGGTGACATATACCCGGCGATGAGCCCGCGGATTTTGCCGATCATGCTATTACCCATGCGATACGG